CAGCTACGAAACTCAGAGTTACATAGTTAATTGAACGTGCTGGCTTAATGAAGATGTCAGCTTTAAATTCATTACGATCAATTACCGCTGGTGTATTGTTTGTTTCATCACAAACAACACGGAAGTCAGTAATACCACGTCTACCTTGTACTTCGCGAAGTACTGGCTCAACAATATTTACAAATTCTGCTCTTGTGAACTCATCGTTGAATTCAAACATAACTTGTTCTGCAGCTCTACCAATCGCTCTTTCTAGAATTAAGAACAAACGTCTTACATTAATTCTATCAAATGCTGATGGTCGACCTAGCATAGTTTTGTCTCCAAAAAGAAGAGCACCTTGACCAGGAATATTTGCAATTGGGTTAACACCTGCTTTATAAAGTGTATCTCTTTGGCCTTTAGTTGGGCTATATGCTAAAGAAGTAATTCCAAGCATTTGGCCTCTGCGTGAACCAGCAGGTGAGAACCATGCTGCTCTATTAATATCTGTTGAAGCCATTGCACCGGCAACAGTAGATGCTGCAGGAATAAACAAATACTTATCATTGTATTTGTCATAAACTTTCAAGAAATTGTTATCTGCAACAAGATACGATGACTTAGTAAAGGTGTCGGCGGTTAAAACAGTATTAGATACTTTAGTTGCATCTGAAGTTACATTGATAATATCAGATCTCGCAGGAGAAGCAACTACTACGCAATCTTTACGAAGTGAACCAGCTGTTGCAACAAGATCATTAACAATTGTTGTTTGATCTGTTCTGGCTGACATTGAAGGAGAAATCAAAAAGTCAACTTCTACTTGATCTTTATCCTCAAACAAATCAAATCCAGTTTGATAATTACCAACTGTTAAAGCTCCACCGTTTGATGCTCCTGTTAATAAATAATGACCCCATTTCGCTGCGGAATCAAATACTTTAAGATTAGTAATGTTTGTTCCAGCATTAGTATATGAAGAATCAAATCCAACCATCCAAACAAATTCTGATCTTTCATTGATTACATCAACTGCATAATTATTAGTACCATCATCTTTAATGGCATTTTTACCAACTGATAAATTGTTATATGTTTCTAAAACAGAACCAGGCGTACCAGTAAAATATCCATAGATATCTAGTACTGCAACATGAACTTCATCTTTTGAAGCTCCTAATCCTGATGCAAAAGAACTAGTTCCTGGAGCTGCATCAAAATAATCATTATAAGGCCAATTAGCAAATTCTGTAGCATCTGCAGGACACATAGAAGCTCTTAATGTGTTTCCTATTGCTCCTGGATACTTAGAAATAAAAGTATGGCCGTCACTATCTAAACCAGCTAAACCAGCATCAAATGCATCAGCATTTTTAATTTGGGTATTGAGTAGTGCTGCAGAATCAAATCCTATTTGTCCTCTATTCGTTGCAACAGCATTATACGCACCAGTAGGTACCATACGTACAGTTTGCAATGATCCAGAATATCTCAAAAATTGAGAAGCTGATAAAAAGTCTACGCTACTACTATCTGATGGAGATCCAAAATTATTTACTAGTTCTGCTTCATTAGCAAGCAAAACACGTTCTTCGGCTGGACCCCATCTAAAATTACCGACAATAGCGCCGGTAGTTGACTGGACGTTTGGAACGCCACCAGTCAGATCGATCTCCCTTACGACAACCGCAGGAGATTCGGATGGTGTGAAAAGTGCCATGAGTTTTTCCTCTTTAAATAATATGTTATCATAATACGGTTGAAGTTTTCAATTCACTATTATTTATATATTTATAAATCTCTATCATATTCAATGGCCCAAGGATGATCTTTTTCTTCTATTTGTTGAATATACTGAGAGCCATCATCAATAAAACCAAATGGTACCATATCATCTTCAATCTCCTGCATTTTTTGTTCAAATAACATTTGCTTTAAGTTAATATCCGTCATATCACCAAAGTACTGAGTCGAAGCAAAATAACCGAACATAACTAAATTCATCATTAAATCGTCATGGTTTCCATCAGCTGCTTCATAGGATTGACCCTTTGCCTCGAATGTAGAAATCTCGAGAATAGTATTCTCATCAACAATATTAATTTTATGATTTTCTAAAATATCTTTAATAGCAGAACAGCCAAGCCGTTTAACTTTACGGTTCATTTCAATACCAAGGCCCGAAGCCTTAATAGATGAAGTAACATGTAAATTTTCATATTCTAATTCATGGTATAGACCATTACAAACTACTGATCCTTGGTCATTTGATTCTACAACAATATACGCATCGTTGTAGACTTTCGCGTACTTATATATAATGTTAGGGAAGAGTATAGGCGAGATAGTATTATTGCGATACACAGCGACCTGCTCAAAGGGTCGAACAGAGATATCGATCACGTTAAACGTAGAATAGTCTTGACCTCTTCCTTTTGCTACGTCTACTGTCATAACATATTCGTGATTTTTAGTCGTCTCTTTATAGACGAGAAGGTCTCCCGCTTCAAGGGTTCGAATAGGGTTATGAGCTCGGAGGCTCATCAATGTTTCGGCATTGATGAGTGTATCTCCTGTGCCAAAGAAAGTATTGCCAAATTCTTGGTCAAACTGTAACTGAGAAGTATTTGCAATTGTTTGCTTCTTCCAGTTTTCATCTCTCCCGGGCACGTCCCACCAGTCCACTCGGAAAGGCTGAAACTCATTTGTATTTTGTACTGCTCCTTCCCATATCTTATGGAAAATATTACCAATACCATTAGCAGTTGATGTCACAATAATTTTTGTTTCCGTACCAGATGATACTACAGGATAAGTTGAAGTATAAAATTCTGATGCTCTTTCAACAAATGCAAATTCGTCAAGATATAATAAGTTAACTGACATACCACGAATAGAAGAACCAGATGTTGCTGCAGCGACGATCCGTGAATTATTGCTAAACTCAATAGAACCTTTGTTTAATGCTTTACATCCAGGCTGCAGAAAGAATGGAATATTTTCGAGCATGAGAGTAATACGGCCAAGCATTTCACGTGCTGTTGCACCTTTGTTTGCCATGACTGCAATTGTTTTTTCTGAATGAAATAGTGCATACCATAATAGATACGCACATGCGGAAATAGATTTACCAGATTGACGACATGCTAAGACAATATTAAATCGATTATTATTAAAATGCTCAAACATTTGTTTTTGATACGGATATAGTATAAAAGGTACTAATCCTTTATCAAGAGCAATTACTTTAACATATTTTTCACAAAAGTACACAGGATCTTGCATACATTTTGCATATTCCTGTACAAGAGTTTGATCCCATTTTTGGTTAATACCATCGCGTTTTACGTTAGGATTACCAAGATAGGACTCAGGCTGAGTCTGGCTTAACATCTATTACTTCACTTTCTTGCTGTAACATCTTTTGCAACTCTGCAGTAGATCCTACAAATATATTATTTTGTTGATGCTCGACTTGTTTAGCTTCTTTTGTAGGTTGAGTAATGTCTTTATGCTTTTTATTCAGATCCATTAATTTATCATTAATGTCTGCAATATTTTTTAACATACCGGCAAGTACTTCATAGGCACGAGGATGTTCTGATTCACGAGCAACATGAATCATATCTTCTAATCCTTCGCGACCTTTTTCAATGAGATCATAATAGGTCTCACGTGAATAATCATAATCGCTTTTTACATTATCATCTTTATCTTTCATCATGCACTATCTATAATATCAGTTGAGAATCCAAAATCAGAATCAGCTAATCCAAATACATTAACAGGATTTGGTGTTATTTTAACTGTTTCTAAATATCCATCAGAATCAATTAATCCTGAATTAATTTCAAAAAGATCGGCTTTCGTTGTTCGAATAATACTTGAAGTATTAACTGGACCGTGGAAGCTTACTTTCATTTCAAAATCTATAGAATACACAATCGTCCGACGCGTATCCATTGCACCTTCAAAGTCATCTTGAAAAGCTAGACCTTGTATAATAATAGGTATATCTTCTTTAAAGTCAGGATAATCATCTGGAAACGGTTTAATTGTTAAAGTATATTGCGGATTAAAATACGGTACAATTTGTTCTACA